AGTATCTGTCCGGTGCGTTTATTACGCATCTCTTGCAGGAACACAAGACGCTGCACTTCAGACTGACCATAGTAGTAATCGTATTGTGGCGAAGGGCAAAGCTGAATGAAAGGTTGTTCGCCTTCCAAGAACAAGCTCTTTGAACCACGGTCATAAATTACGATGTCAGGGTCAGCAATGGTGACGCACACATAGTCATTTAGCTTGTCATCAAACAACCAGAGTTCGCGCATCTTTACCGTTGGCTCGGCAATTTGCGGTGTGTAAGTCATGTTGCCAGCCAAGTTCATCTGCACGTTGCCGTAGATAGTTGGGTCAACGGCTGATGTCACTAGTCTTTCTACGCCTTCGGGATACTTCTTCGTCTGCTGCTCTGCCAAGGCAATGCGGCTTAGAATCTCATCGCGCTTTTCATGCGAATACAGGCGCGAATAGAGTTCTGATTTTGTCATGTAGAACTCTTGCACCATTGCTTCTTGGCGGTCGGTGTAGGGTGTGTCTTCTCGCAGCACGCCAAACACGCCGGGTTCCACCATGTAAGGATGGATGCCATTGCGCCAGATAAGTTTTACAAAGGTGGAGTTGTAGCAGAACGCCCAGTTCAATGCCTGACCAAAAACTTGATCTGCATTACTGGCAGTCCAGTAGTCGTGCAGCGCCTTGGTTAGTGAAGGTATTTTCTTTTTAAACGACTCCGGCACAGATGCGCCCATTTTGATGGAAAAGCGCGTTGTGTCTGCCGAGTACATAAAGGCAGACAACTGGTCAATGTGCGGATAAATTTTATTGAAGTGTGCTGGCGGTGAGTTTTGATCGCTACCAAACAAGTAGTAGGAGCGCAGCGTTGAATACTGCGCTTGCCTCTCCCCCTGCGACACCAGACACTTGTTCATGATGTCGATGTAGAAGGCTTCTCGATCAACTGGGTTTTCAGGTATTCTCATTTGATCTGCAAGTTCTCATGGTCAGGAATGTAAGAGCCAACTTTCGGGCCAGTCAAACTTGCGCCCGATTGCTTAACCGCCTGCATTCCAGAAACCGATTCGCCAGCAATCGAATTCAAGTTGTAGCCACCTAGCTCCGCAGGCGATCCCCAACGTGGAGCAAATGGATTATTTGGTTTTGCATGGCGTGGCGGTTGTGCCTCGCCTTCTCTAGTCGATTTAATATCGCTCATCTTAAAGTCAAGCGCAAGTTGTTTTAACGTTTTGTCATTATGCTTGGTGGAATCACTCTTCATTCCAACAGGTTGCAAGAATACTAATTGTACATCGTCGCACCCTGATGGGCAGACAGCGTCAAAACTCTCAAAGTATCCGTGTACTGGACATTTGTAATCGTGTAATACAGCCATTTAGCCCCTCACTTTTTTAACAGATGTGGTTTTGTATAGTCGTACTTATTAACAGGCTTCACAGACAGGCCGATTTGCCCATTATTCATTTGCAGCGTATAGCCGCGCTTCATGGTTTTGCCAAAATCTTTGGGGGGATGGTAGTCAAGCATCATGCGGCCTGCAATATCCATCCTCATTCCCGCCTCGCCGCTTTCTAAAGCTAGGAAAGCACGGCTAATTCGGCGCTGTGTAGTCTCAGAAATAGGCATTTTTAGCTCAAAAAACGCCTTTTTCATGTTCCTATAGTCCACTCCAGCAAGTTTGGCAAAAGCCGCCATTGAGTACCCTCTACGTCGGTTTTGGCGCATATTTTCGAGTCTGCGCTTAATTTCGGCGATAGAAAGTACCTCAATCATCAAAAACCCAGTGCTTTTAGGTAGCTAGACACCTGTTTTTGCACCTGAACCTGCCCTCCAGCGCCATTTTCGGTGTCTTGAACCTCTTTTTTCTCTCTTGTAACGCGATTTGCGATCAATCTTGGCTGTAATTGCTCGGCATAAGCGGCAGCAGCTAGGGCTGAAGCGATCACGCGGTCATCTTTTGACCTGCCAGCAGCAGCAATCGTGCCGCCATCGCGCACAATCCCCTTCATTTCGTCAATGCACTCTTCCGAATACATCTTCAACATGCCTCGCTCAAAGTAATCCTTCAGGTAATTCAGCATTCTCTCCTTAGAAGAATGCGTCGTTACCCATCCAATGCTGTTGGAAATGCCAAAACTATCGTTCCTGCGCCACAAATAATGCTGCATATTGCCTAAAACGTCCTGCAAATGCCGGGCTTCTGAGGCTGGCAAGGTGTTTGCCTGCCTTCTCAGGTTGCGCATCTCGTTAATTACTGCCTGTCCGGGGCCGTTGACCTCCAAGTTCAGCAGCGAATTGCCGTAAGCGCCAGCCAAATAGCAGATCACCCAAGCGAATTGGAAGGTATTTAACTCGGAAGTGGCAAATTCTGCAACCTGATCCATGCCATCGGCATAGCAGCGGAAGACTTGGATACAGAATCTATCTGCCCAATCCGACGATCCGTAGGCTGGGTCTGCGCCAATAACGTAGTAAGCCGACGCTACTGGCTCTTCCCATATCTTTAACGTTGCCAGTCGCTCATTGCTTTGAATCAAACTGGTGTCTTGAAAGTTGGCTCCCATGCTAAAGCGGTATGGCACAAACGCTGTGCGCTTGGCTTCCTTCATGGATTCCGTACAACGGGCAGTTGAGAAGAAGGATGTGCCCGTCATGACAAAGGCATAGTCTTCGGTGGGCGGAAACTCCTGATACATCAAGCCTTCGTCCTTCAAACCTTCATGTAGCTTCCAGCGCCACCATGCAATCTGCCGGGAGTTGACTTCGTAGTTATACATCTTACGAATGTCTTTCGTCCATTCCTTCTCTTCGGCAGATAACTTGCCATCCCAGTAAGTCTTATAGATGTCTGACTTGGGATCAGCGGTATAAAGTTGGTTGCGCCACCAGCCACAAAAGATAGCTTTCTGTGTTCTGGCACGCTTGGCTGTTACCCACATGTCGTGGAACATGTTGAAGCCTCGCGCTGTGGACTCAAACATGTAGTAACGCAGCGGGTTGGTTTCAGCAAGGGAGGCCAGCAAGGAAGCTAGACCCTCTTCGTCGCCCCATGAAGACGTTTCCGTGCCATGCAGGAAGGTAATACCCTTGCCTCGACCCAATCCGCCTTTAGCTCTTGTGCCTGCAACTTGGTAGAACATGCGACTGCGGTTTTGCAAAACAAGCTGATTGCGGTTATGGCTCATCAGTGGAATTTTGTACTGCTTGGGCAGACCATCCATATACATGGAAAGCGTACTTCTAAACTGCTCCCGGTTCTCTTCCGTATCGGTAGTCAATGTGCCTTGCATACCGGGGTGGATAAAGTGCCAGTACAAGTCCAGCGCCAGTGAGATGGTGGTAATACCAAGCTGACGACCTTTTAAGACAACAAAGAAGTGGATGTCATCTTTCAAGCCACGGGCGACTTCATCCATGACATAGGTTTGGGTGCCAAGGAGTTGATCGCCAAGCGTAATCATGCCCATTTCTTTGGACTCGATGCGCAACTGGCGACAGAAGCGGTAGAAGTTCTGCCGATCAAACTGCATGGATGGTGTACCCGTAGTGGTTTTGGAACATGTTGAAGGCATCAACTTCGCCCATAACCTGTTGTCTTTGCTCTGTGGTCAGCTTGTAGAGCATATCGCCATTAGGTAGCAGTTGTCTAAAGCGGCTGTGGTGTCCAAATATCTTGGTAATGTCCATGCCCTCATGGGGTGGGCCAAGATGTTCAAAGGAAAAATACTTGGCTACTTCGTCAGGCGCGTACTTCATGCCTACCTTTTCCATTGCACCGCGCAACATGCAGCATAGCTGCACATCTTCGTTACTTAAAATCTCTTCTTTAAAGTGGCGGCGCATGATGCCGTACTTGGAAGGCGCTTCCAGAAAAGCTTTAGAACGCAGTGAGAAGCCGCCATTTTGAACAACCCGTGCGTCACCCTTACCTACCCAGTTGTATTGCATTTGAAACTCGCCATTGGGGAGTAAGGCCGCATGGCTTGGGCCACCTACATAGTCATAGTTAAACCAGTCATCGTTCCAGTTCTCGCCATTTAACGCCCAACCATCGTGTTGCACGATCAGTGCGTACTTGGTGTCGATGTAGTTATGCAGGGAATACATGACGAACTCTGAATAGCCTTGGTAGTCCAAGGGGGCAGAGATCATCATTTGCGGGATCATGGTGACATCCAACTCTGTATTGGTAATTAAGAGTGGGCGTGCGCCGGGTAGAGCTTCTACGGTTTTGGTAATGGCAGGAACAGCGACTTTACCGCGCCCATCGCCGTAGATAGCGACTACGGTGATGTCTTCAAACTTTGTAGATGCGTGCATATTCTTGGCCTAATGGTGTTTTGTAAAGTAGCTTGAGTGCCTCTTTATACAAGGCATAGTTCTTGTCATCAGGGGGCAAAGACTCCCACAGCCGCATACAAGCACGGCAGTAACTATCACCCCCATCAGTTGCAAACTTTGCCAGTTCTTTTCCAAGTTTCTTGACATCGAGGTTAGGAGGACTCATTTGTCATTGTCTTGGGCGGCTTCTTTCATGCTCTCAATTTCTTTTTGTAAATCCATAATCATCTTTGCTGACTCGGTATGCACGCGCATCAATTCGTGGAAGAGTTCAGCATGGGTCATCTTGTAGACGCGCTCCATGTACATCATCTTTGCATCTTGTGCTGCCACAGTTGGGTCAGCACCATTTACCTGTTCCATTGTTTATCCTTATAGTTTGTGGGTGCGCAAGAGGCGGCACTTTTCCTTGTCAGCAAAAGAAAACTCTGGGCTTATCTCTGAGACAACACAAGGTAGCTCACGCA